GCCATGGAAATGTGACATTGGACTGTGGTGTTATAGGATAACTACTGTTGGCAAAAGCGGATACACCAGCGCTTGTGACAACGTTACCAAGAAACTCCCTTTCTTTAACCCTTATAGAATTCTTGGTCGACTTAAAAGAAGCATTCAGTGCTTGCTGGGAGTTCATGTGACCGCTCATAATAGAATTAGAGCTAATCTCATAGTCCCCCATACCAAAAATGGAAGCAAGAGTAGAACCAGCCTTAGCTCCGAGATCTCCAACGCCAAATCTCTGACCAATCTTCCGCCCCACGTTCGATAAACTGACATCCGGGATCTTACGATCAATTTTGTCGATTTTCTGCGAGAGCATGGAAAGATCATCGCCAGAAACAAGCTCTTTGGCCGATTCCTTTCTAATGGTTCCGATTCCATTCTTCTTCGTCTTCTTGGATTTCACAACCTTACGAGTAGACATAACAAAACAAAATGATACAAAAATATAAAGACGAGTGCGAAACCTATCTTTATTAATAATATATTCAAGGGCACAGGGCTTCCCTGTGTAATAAAGTTACTAGCAAACTAACAATTTAGAGTACAAAGGGCCCACTCCGCCTAAGGGTTCTTCTGTGGGCCCGGCCTGTACGTTCCAGCTAACCTGGAGGCCGGGCTAAAAGCCTAGCCTTACGTACAGACCTAATACTGTCGACTGCTCGCCTGAAAGCATAGAATGCAGGGTGCATAACAACATTGTGTAAACAATCGAAATAATCTTGATCGTTTGTCGACGTGCAAGCATTAACGAAGAGTTTAGACAACCCTTCCGGCATTCTAATCATACTGCCTTGTTGATCCATCTCGAAGATTTGGGAGCAGAAGTTGACTCGATAGGGAGATTGGATCGTCCTATCGGTCACAACAAACCCGAGCTCACTGTAAAGCCCCACATTACCTTCAAATGCGACACAATCATCACCATTAGTTTCACAAAGGAAACCGAAATAGTTCTCGTGCGTCGTCTCCTGGGAGAACAGCAGCAAGCATAGCCAGAGCTGCACGTTCATCAGAGTTCTTAATATGAGTCAAAAACTCCCCAGATTGCCGGTGGTAAAATGGAGTTACAGAGATGGTGCCATCACTAAACATCATCGGCACATGTTTAGTAGCAATTCGGAAAGCATTGTGCAATTGCATAATGCAAACAAATCGGGGCCCAAGATTAGACTCCCTGAGGAAATCACGTCCAGGCTCACTAGGTAGCCCAAGTGCATGGAGCACAAAAGCCTGATGCCAGGCATCGTGCATCCAACCGCGCACATTATATTCCCAACCCTGAACATCATCAGAGTAAACAATTCTAGCATGAGAGGTGGCGTTCTTAAAGAGAGAGATGTGAAAATCCCTTATCTTATTGAGACCCTCCTCAGTATAAAAATCAATACCAACCTTGTGCTCAGCAACGTGCCAAGTGTCAGTAAGAGACCGTACAAAATCACCAAAAAGCAATCGTGACATGAGATTCATAAGAATACTCACACCATAAATGTTTCTAGCAACTTTATCACGCTTAGTAGGTTCACCCTTAATGAAAACCGTAGCAGGCATGACAACACCATCTGCAAAAAGCTTAAGTGTCCTCTGTGGCTCCGGAAGAGCCATGACAGAGTTAAAGTCATATGATAACCAGAGGTTAACAAGGTCGTTCAGGTCCCTATGCAAGATTCTTGGGTCGATCTCCTGGACTTGATTAGCGATGTAAACATACGGGTAACCTGGCATACCAGTAGGCTTGCAATCACTAAGAATCCTCTCAAAAACTTCAGATTTAACTGAATAGTGATGAACACCAAATTCTGAGACCTCTACATCACATAATTGGTATATGTGGGGTAGGTGGAAATCACCCCTCCTCTTGAAAAGAGTGGAAAGTGCGTACTTGAAGAGCGCATACTGAGGTCCTTTGGGCGTTTTCTCAAAACCAAAAGAATCAAAGCGTGTGTTGGCTGCTCTAGCGAAGTAATAAGCAAGTCGATCTTTCTCTATTGCGGCGCCACGGGGTGGGTGCCAGAGTTTGTCGACTGCTGAGAAGGTTCCTGGGGCTGCTGCTTCGAGCTGGCAGAAAGCTTCTTTGATTTCCTCTTTGCATTCTTCCTCTGCGATTTCGTAGGTGGCTTTGATGCAGGTGGGTTTTCCTGGTTCTGGTGGACCGGAAGGGCGCGCGGTGGCGCGGATTTCACCCGCGTAGCGTTTGAATTCGTAGAAGTGGGAATGGTGGGAGTGGAGCTTGTTTGGCTCGAGTTCTGACAGGAAGGGCACAACACATGCTGCTCCAAGCATGGTTTCTGGGTGCTCTCTGTTTGCCCACTCTGGGAGAGTGACTGGAGTGAGCTCTCCTGCTGTATCAACTCCAGAGGTGAAGAAGTTAGCTTCTCCTTCCCCAAAGTAGGAAGGAGACACTGCAAAACAGGTTGGGTAACCTCGGGCAACAAGTTCTGGC